CCAAACATTTCGTCAAGGTCGTCTTCTTCTGACTCGTCAACTTCTTCATCAGTTGCTTCGTCTACTTCCTCGTCTGCTGATTCATCAACTTCTTCATCAGTTGCTTCATCAACTTCTTCATCAGTTGCTTCGTCTAGGTCATCATCTTCTGATTCGTCGACTTCTTCGTCTGACTCGATGATGTTTTGGTAAATCTCACGTGATTTTTCTACCACGATTTCGTGGAATAGCTCTTCTGCACCTTCTTTGTCTTCATTGACAAGACGCTCGAGCATTTCCTCAAACTTATTTAGATCAGTCATGATTATCTCCTTTATTGTCAAGGCTGTCAGTTATATTTACACTTTTTAGAAAAATATGCGTAGAAATGGGCTCATTTGAGCCTATTTTCTAAGCAGTTTAAGAAATATTAAATTGTTTTTTAAAATCTTTTACTGTAATATGTTCTAGATTTGGTATTCCTTCTAAGTTATCTGGCAAAAAATAATCTTTATCTTGCACAACTCTGATATATTTAGTACTAGAGTTTTGTCGTAATATAGTCATAGTTTGACGAGACCAGTTGCCAAAATACGTTGCTTTGTCATTAACTTTTTTATAGTTATCAGTTCCTGCATAGATATTATTAACTAGTTCATGTTTTCTACCTATGCCTTGGTAGTCAAAACCTAAAATATATATAATATCATTTTCATGTTTGCTTGCTAAGTTGAGTGCAGTAGGTCCGCTACTCCAACCTAAGTTAGGATTAAAAAGGTTTAATCCTGGTATGCTTCTTGTATACTTGTTAGGGTTAGTCCATACATTTCCGTGTTGTAAATGGTAGTTTTTGTTGCTTATTTCACGTATCATTTTAGTGTCTACGGCAATCAAATAATCTGGATTAAAGGACCTATACAATGCATTACAACCATATATTCTTCCGTGTGGTCTAAGTAATACAGGATCGATACTTTCTCTGCTAGTTCCATTGCCTAGAACAAATGCTGTACGTCCTATAATCATACTAGGACGTTCTGCTATTTCTTGAAGTTGTTTTTGTTCTTGTCTAGCTTTTTCTAGGCGCTTCCTGGCTTTTCTTTGTTCTTTGGTTTCGCCAGGTATATATTTTTTAACCAACTTAACTCCTACAGTGCTTCCTCAGGTTGCTGTGCTGCAATACCATACATTTGTCTTATATGCACTAAATCTTTTTGCGCCTCTTGTCTGTGCATATCATCTGCCCTACGTGCTTTGTTGATATCTTTAAGTGTAAGTCTAGTTTTACGTGTGTCATCCATATCTACAATTGATTCATCGTCTTCAGCATTATATCGCTGATCTTCAATAGGTTCCATTGTATCTTTGTCAAAGTAATATAGTTCACGTAATATCATAATGTATTTATGCTGTAGGTTCTACTTCAGCACCTCCTCCTACTACTGATGCATTATCTCCAGCCGATACATCATCATCGCCTGTGATTTCATCGCCTTGTGTATTTTCTGCATCTGCACTAATATCGCTGCCTGTAATGCCTGCATCTCTGAGTTGACTTGCTGCATCTTCGCCTGGAACTTGTAGTAGTTCGTCATTTTCTTCACGCCATAACTTTTCGTTTTCGGCAATCTCTTCTTTACTTAAACCTAAGAAACGTTGTAATGCAAATCTGTTTGAAATAAAAGGAATCTGCTGCATTTGAGCAAAAGTTGATATTCTATTGTTGTCAAGTTCTGCTTGACGGTAACTGGCAAAGTTTTGTGGAGGTTGTAATGTTAAGTCAAACATTGACACATCAATGTTTACACCTTTTTTACTTAGATATAGTTTAAACTCTCTGTTAAACACTTCAGTGATTAAACTTTGCAAACGTTCACAATAGTTGTTGAATCGTAGTTCTTGAATGTATGCTGTGCCTACACGCCCGTCATTATACTGACTTGCACTGTCGTCTGCGCCTGTTGGCAAGTAACTCGAAGGAATACGCAAACCACGTAGCAGTTTGTTTGTAAAATATTTCAAGTCATCAATTTCACCTAGGTTAGTACCACCTGGCAGTGTTTCAACTTTTGATCCACGACCTTCGGCAGTCTGTGGAAAGAAGTAGTCTTCGTTGATTGACAGCGGATTATAGCTTGAGTCTACGACTGTTTGACCTCCGCCTGTCTTGGATGGGATGCGTCTTTGGTGTATTTCCGTTTTAACACGCTCCACAAACTGCATAGCAAGGTGTGAAGGCATGTTGCCCACATCAACGTAGAATACTCTGCGCTCTGGCGCACGTTGGACACGATAGATAATAATCGCATCTTCAAGCAGTTCTTTCTGCTTGTACACTTTAAAAATACTTTCAAGTAAGCTGTTACCAAAAGGAAAGTTTTGATCAAGACCTTCACTCATTGACAAGTGAACAATATGATCAGCATCAACTGCTGTTTCATTTGACTCTGTGCTCCAACGACTTGTACCTGCATCGGGTGTTTTGCCTGTCATGTACTTTTGATCTAGTGTTTGATAACCTGGTTGGTTACCTCCTGGGCCATAAGCATTTTGTGTGTTGATCTTGGTTGCACTCAACCCTTCATAAGCAATATTTAAATCTTTAATGATAAACTGTTCAGGACGTTTACCTTCACTTTCGTTTACAATAACTTTTGTAACATTAGCAGGATCTACATGAAACCATTTCTGTGTTTCAGGATCTCTAATAAAAAACTGGTCACCATACTTGAATGTGTTTCTTACAATTTTAAAAATACGCTGCTCAAACTCTTGTATTTTGCACCATTGTTTCAAATATTGTCCAATGATTTGTACTTCTGAGTTAGTTGGAGATGCATTAAACTTCAACTTAAATGGTGTTTGATTTTCTTTATTTTTTTGCGAACAAAACTCTGCAAGTATATCAAGAGCAGCATTTACTTCTGAATCGTTGTCCATTGTGTTGTACTGACCATAACGCTCAATACGGTTAGGTGAACCAACATACACATCGGGTAAGTGACTGCTATAGTTTGCTGCTGCTGGACCAATACCTGTTCCACGATTAAAGGAAAATGGAGAATAACTTCCACTAGTGTTCATGCTAGTAGGAACAGGTGTAAAATGTTTTTTCCAACTCATACTTTTGCTCCTCTATAAAAATCTGTTGTCATGCCCCTTAATCCTCTTGCAGTCTTTTCGTTTATTTGATTACCAGTTGCTAATAGTTTTACCACGTGTAGCATAGTAGTATTTAACTGATCTACCTTATTTGCCAGTTGTTCTTGACTACCACTATAAAACGAATCTAGCATTTCTCCTGCTGGACTATTTCTTGGCACAATAGCTTCTTCGTTGTGAACCATTACAGGTGTACCTAATCCAAAATTTTCAAAACCATTTGTACCTATATTGTAAGCAGGTAGTTCGTTGATGTAATCTTGAATAGTACCTGACAAATAGCCTTGCATTTCTTGTAGTTGCTGACCTTGATAGTTGTTACTAACATAAGTTTTTAATGCCCCTGCTAGTGCAGCTTTTGCTTCAGCACTGGTGTACTGTCCGCTTGACTCAAGTTCTCGATATGCTCTGTTTATATAGGTACTAGTATTATAAGCGTCTAACATACGTCTTGGATCAAATGTTCCTCTAGTTGCTTGATTATAGAATAAGTCAGAATCTAGAGTGCTTTGTCCTATACCTGTTAGTGCTCCAAGTATGCCTCCTCCAAAGTTTTCACCTCCGGATATACTTGAAGTTGTGTTTGCACCACCGCCGTCTATTGCGTCTCTTGCTGAGTTTATGATAGTGCTAAGAAGTTCGGGTATTCTTTCATTAAACACTGTAAGTATACTGTTACTGATAGTCTCTGATAAACTAGCAAATGTGGCTGCATTATCACTAAGTATTTCACTTACTGCTTGAGAAATACTTGATAATATGCCTCCAGTTCTACCGCCAGTGCCATCTGGTCTAGTATTAGTTCCGTATATTAGTTCATTAATGTATTTTAATGCATTATCTATAACACTTGTACGCGGTAATGCATCGGGAAATAAAAGATCATTAATGTATTTTAATGCATTATCTATAACACTTGTACCCGGTAATGCATCAGGAAATAAAAGATCATTGAGTTTTGTTTCTATTTTTTCAAAAAAAGTAGGACCAGTTGATGCTGATGGAAATAATCTTTCGTAAATGTTAGAAAACAACCCGCCTACTCTGCGATCGGCACCCATTCCGTCTGCTCTTGTGTTTTCCATTTTTCCAAGAAAGAAGTTTAACAATGTATTCACTATATCCGAGCCTGCTTTCTCTAATGCTGCACTAAATCCATCTGATTTGTAAGTTGTGATTATACTGTCTATCCAAGATGTAAACTCATTAAACTTGGTGTCAATGTATGTAAATGTTGCATCCCAGTCAACACCTGCAAGTGTAGTGTTTATAGTTGAAACCAGTTTTGTCACATAACCTTCTTCGCCAAATGCATTTGTCATAAAGTTTTTCAATGCAGTTTGGAAACTAGGAATACTTCCTTCAACTCCTTCCGGGGCAATAATATTTTTGATAGTGGTCATTAATGAACCAAAACTATCAAACAAGCCATCAGCTGCTGTTGAAGCATCAAGGAACGCATCAACAAATGATTTTCTAGCATCTGTAACTGCTTGTTCAAATCCGCCAACAGTAGCAGTTGCTTTGTCTCTTTGTTCTTGTTCTTCTTCTGATAAGCCAGCACTTCTATCTTGTAGTTGATTGATTCTGAACAACTGATCAGCAAGTGAAACTAATCCACCTGTGACACCACTGCTACCTCTAAGTTGGTCAAGCACTGCTTTATCGTTAGCATTTGAAAAGTTTTCTAGTGCTGGTCCTACTCTTGTTCTTAATACGTTTTGTAGTTCATCAAGTCCAACTTGTCCTTGTAAAAAACTTTGAGCAAATGCAGTTATACCTGGAACTTGATTGGCTAACGCTTTACCTACGTCAGTTTGAGCAACACCGTCAGTTAAGTCCATAAGTGCATCAGCCAACGGTCCTGACAACTGACTATCAAGGAATGCTATACCTGATTGAAGGTTGACTCTAGCTTGTCCTTCTAGTCTGTTTACTTGAGCTCTTACACCTGCATCTTGAACTTGTGCTGCCATCCTTTCTGCAATCTGATCACGTTCTTCGCCGGTTAACTTGGTTAATTTGTCTAGCTCTAATACATAAGCCATTGCAGCTTGTTGAGATATTTTATCAGTTCTTATTGAAGCATTTGATCTTCTACGTTCTAAATCTAAAAAGTTTATCAAACCTTCATTTACATCTTGTATAGTAAATCCCATTGAAAACAAGTCGTTGCCAGCGCCACGTCTAAAATCTCTACTAAACTCACCTAGTACTCTTGCGCCACCAGTTACGTTTGCGCCAAATGTAACAAGTGTTTGTGAGTTACGTTGTACTAATGATGCAAAGTCTCCCATGTTCATTGCACTGTTAGCACTAGCAGCTATCATGTCAAACATGCTGTTATTAAAACTTGCACCTACACTAGTAAGTCCACGTAAAGTATCAATAGTATCGTCGCCAAAACGAACTAGAGTGGTAAGCACACTGCTTGCACCAAACACTGCACTAGCAAAATCTCCTAATCGATCTCCACCAATGGCTGCTTCTTTAATAAAACTTTTAGTAGCTTCAGTTGCAGATTTAAAACTTTTTGCAAGTGGGCCTAGTTGTTTTGTGTTTTCATTTAACGCTTTGGTATTAAGACCTCTGGCTTGTGCTTGTGCCTTTTGAAACTGGCTGTCGCTTGATATTTTTGTTCTAAACTCAGCCAGCAATAGTTGCATTGTTGCTTCACTGGCAACACCGTTCCTACCGCCTACATTACTAATTTCAACTTCGTCAGCCATTCAATCTCATTTCGTTAAATACGTAGTTAACTATACAGATATATATTGTATAGTATATTTATCCGGAGAAAATCAATGCAAAATGCAAATCCATTAAGTAAGCACTTTAGACAACCAAAAATCTATATCAACTTGCCTAGTAAAGGAATGTTTTATGCACCTGGATCGTTGGAAAAAACTGAAACAGGTGAATATCCTGTGCTTCCTATGACTGCAAAAGACGAAATAATGATCAAGACGCCCGATGCATTGTTAAACGGAGAAAGCACAGTACAAGTTATACAAAGTTGTATGCCAAATATCAAAAATGCTTGGCATATTCCAAGTGTGGATATTGATGCAATACTACTTGCAATACGTATTGCTACCTATGGTGAGATAATGGAAGTTTCGTCATTTATCAAAGAGTTAGACGACGATCGCACATTTGAAATTAACTTGAGACCCATTTTAGATAACATACTTGCTCAAACATACGATCCGTTGTTAACACACGGTGACTTTACTTTTGAAACTCATCCACTAACATATAAAAAGTTTACCGAGACTGCACTAAAAACCTTTGAAGAACAGAGATTGTTTCGAGTTGTAAACGATGATGAAATGTCAGAAGAAGAAAAGATAAGACGTTTCAATGAAAGTTTTACAAAACTCACTGATATGAACATCACTCAAATCTATAACACTGTTGCAGCTATTAAATATGCAGATGAAGATCCAGTTGTTGATAGAGCACATATAAATGAGTTTTTAGAAAATGCAGATACTACTATCTATAAAAAACTGATACAACACACTGACGAACAGCGTAAAAAGTTTTCTGTACAACCATTTAAGGCAAACTTTTCTCAAGAAGATATCGAAGCAGGTGCACCAACTGATTATAGTATTCCTATCTCCTTTGATCAATCAAGTTTTTTCGGATAAGGATCTTATCATGGCCTCTTGAAAAGATCCTACAAGAAGTAGACAAAATGGGTAACGAGGTTAAACAAATCAAACACAGCTTATTCAAAATGTGTTGGTTCATGAGAGGTTCTGTTTCTATGAGCGAGATATATGAAACATCTGCTGAAGACAGAGAAGTAATGTCTAAACTTATTAATGATAACTTAGAAACTGCAAAGAAAACCAATCAACCGTTTTGGTAGTTACTTGCTAATTTTGTAACCTGCTGCCTTGAGTGTATCTATTGCTTGCTTTTCTGCAGGAGAAGGTGTTGCTCTATTCGATTTAAAACTTGCCGGAGGTTCTTCTTGTGCAAATCTACTTTTATCAAATCCAGCTGCGCCGCCGTAACCTTTAGCAACAACCTGTTTAATAATATTACGCACTTCTCCTTTGGTTAGTGTATCACCTGCTTCTGCTTCGTACATACCAGCCGCTACTCGTTGACTTTTAAACATTGGAGCAGGTCCGCCGATTTGACTTGCAGGAACTACACCACTTGCATTTTTTGCTGCTGTGGCAGCTTTACTAATAGCTGAACCTGCTTTTTGTGCACCAACTTTAGCCATACCACCAAGTTTTGCTGCTGCTTGACCTGCTGCTCTTGCTTTATCTTGACGTGCTTGACTTTTTGCTGACTTTTTCATTGTTTTAGTTACAAAGTTTTTCATGATAGGTGCAGCAGCTTGACCAAGTCCTTTTTGATCAAAATATTTTTGTAATGCGTCAACAGTTGGTTTCTGTTTTGATGTTTTTAGATATGTAAGAAGTTCAACTTCCATCTGACGTGCTTCATCACTAGTAGCACCCTTAGCAGCCTTTTTGGCTTGCTTCATCATTTTTGCTTTTTTAGTAAATGGAATTGCTTCATTTACATCTTCTGTAATAATCTGAAAAACTTGCATTGTGAGATATCCTTAAATGTAACTTATTATTATTTATACATTTAAGATGAACTTACGTTCATCTGTGTTATCGCTATCGCTCAACACGAACTATGTTTTCTTGATTATAATACTAATAATGCATATGCGTAAGCATATGCTTTTAATATTATTCAGATTGTGAAGTCATAATTCGCCCGTTGCCGGGCGAAGGTAGCTTTGAAACATTATTCGAGTCGCTTCAGCCATCTTGTTAAAAGAGATTCAACTTATGTTGTCGGAGGCGGTTGACCTGTATCCCCCTACTCTAGCTTCGTCATATCAACGGAAGGCAGTTATTCCCTAACAAGCGAAAACACTTACCATGTGGTTGCTTTTTCTCAGAGCCACT